GAGCGCGCCGTCCACGCCCTGGAATCAGCCATGTTCGATGTTAACCGCTCACTTGCCGATTTCATGGTTTCGAGTAAAGAGCAGGGCTTTGACAGCCTGGAGGATGTTCCGGATTCAGAATGGCAGCCCATGGGAACCAAGGTTCGCCTGTACCTCCGCGCCACCTGGTGCCTGGCAAAAGCCAACCTCATCGAGCGGTACCGGGATTATGATGCCACCCGCTCTGCTCACGACCGTGCAGATGCCATGGACATCACGGGGGATGATCTTCGCCGTGACGCTTCCTGGGCGATTTCCGATATCCGGGGAGCCCATCGAACCACCGTGGAGCTGATCTGATGCGAGAAGTCAGAGCCTTGCAGGGCGACACCGTGGACCGGATCTGTCACCGCGTGTATGGCCAGACCGCCGGCATCACCGAGGCAGTCTATGAAGCCAACCCGGGCCTGGCCGAAAAAGGCCCGGTCATACCCATGGGCACTCTGGTGAAGCTGCCAGAGGCAACCACCCAACCGACAAAAGCGACCGTCCAGTTGTGGAATTAGGGAGACGGCATGCCGCCAGAAAAGGCTGAAACCATGCAACTGCAAGAGGCGGTCGCCTTTGATTGGGTGGCAAGGCTCAGACACCTGGAAGACCTGCACCCGCGGGTGAACTCGCTGGAGAGCGCCGTAGCCGGTCTGCACAAAGACCTGCAGAACCTGGCGGAGGATCAGAAGGAAAACCACAAGGAAATACAGCAGTCCTTGAAGGATTACCTGGAGCACAGCCAGCAGCGAATGGACAAGGGTGAATCGGCGACGCAAGGCGCAATTAACCGCCTGGACAACAACGTCACCGGTCTGGCCCGGAAGGTCTGGTTCTTCGCCGGCGCGGTCTGGGTTCTCATAGGTGCCGCCGGAATTGCCTTCGCAATGCGAAAAGAGTTGTTTAGCGCCGCCGCAGCGATGATAGGAGCAACGCCATGATGATCAGAATCGGAGACGTCGGCCAGCAAGTTTCAGCGCTGCAGGCCAAGCTCAACAATGCCGGCGCCAACCTTGAAGTGGATGGATGGTTCGGCGAAGCAACCGAGAAAGCCGTTGTCCGCTTCCAGCGCCAGCATGGTTTGATGGTAGACGGTATCGCCGGCCCAGCTACCCTGGCCCGCCTGGAGCCGGCGGGTACCGAAGGTGCCAGCAAATCCCTTACCGAAAAGGACATAAAAGCCGCCGCCCGAAAGCTTGCGGTTCAGGTGGCCGCCATCAAGGCGGTAACGGAAGTGGAGAGCCGGGAATCCGGTTTCTTGCCCTCCGGTCGACCAGTCATACTGTTTGAACGCCACGTCATGTACCGGCAGCTGCCAGCCGCAACCCGGGATCAGGCCGCCGAGAACTTCCCGGCCCTGGTCAACCGAAAGCCCGGCGGTTATGTGGGCGGGGAATCCGAGTGGCGCCGCCTGCAGCGGGCATGCGCAATCGACAGAAACAGCGGCATCGAGTCTGCCAGCTGGGGCCTGTTTCAGATCATGGGTTTTTATTGGCAAGCCCTTGGTTATGCCTCTGCCGCCGATTTCTCTGAAGCCATGCACGAAAATGAAGGCGAACACCTGGAAGCGTTCGTTCGGTTTATCAAGCAAGACAGCCGCTTGCACAAGGCGCTGAAGGCCAGAGACTGGCCGGCCTTTGCCGAGCGCTACAACGGCCCGGCCTACGCTCGCAACCAGTACGACACCCGCATGGCCGCAGCCTACGACCGGCACCGCCGACTGGGGCGTGCCGCATGAAGCTTACACCCGAACAGCTGGATGCCTGGCGCGTAGTGCCCAGGCTGCTGGTGCTCCTTTATGGTTGGCTCTGCTTCGACACCCATCAGTGGTACACATCCCTGGCTGACCCAACCACCCCGCAGCAGCTGTACGCCAGCGTGATCTGGACAGCAGCGGCCGCGTGGTTTGGCTTCTACGTAAACAGCGGGAGAAGACAGGAGTGAAAGTCTACCTGGTAATCGGCCTGGTGGTTTCTGCCTTGACCGGCGCCCTCTGGTACAGCATTGAGCGCAACCTTGAAACCAGCAGCAAGCTGGCTTCCGCGTCAGGCGCTCTGGATCAGCAAACGCAGGAGGCCGAAAAGGCCAAAACGCAGCTCAGCGAGATGAAAGCCGAGAGAGACCGGCTGGTTGATAGCCTGGACCGGATCCGCGTCACCGAATCCGGCCTCAAGTCTGCCCTTGAGTTGGAGCGGGCCAAACGAGCCCGACTGGAGAAAGAGAATGAAGCCTATCGCAACTGGTCTCGCACTGACCTGCCTGATGCTGTTGTCCGCATGCTCCGGGCAGGTCCGATACGTGCAGACGACAGACTACCTGGTGTGCGGGAACGTGAAGCCCCTGGCAGTGGAAGAGCGGCATCCGAGCCGGCAGGCAGCAGCGAAGAACGGCGACCTGCTGGACCTGATTGATCAGTACGACATCAAGCTGACCACCCAGAACCGGCGCATGGCAGAGATCCGCGCTGAAATCGACAGCTGCACCCAACAGGCCGGGGACATGAGCGAGACGGAAAAGCCATGAAGAAACTGACAGACCTGCGGGCCCACCTGCTCGCCAATGTGCCAAACCTGAAGCGCAACCCGGACAAGCTGCTGACATTCATCGAAGACGGCAGCATAGAGTTCTGGGAGGGCCCCAACCTAAGCCACCTGTATGCTTTCCCTGTTCAGCTGATCATCACGGATTACTCCGGCCCTGTGGATGACATCATCCTTCCGGTTCTGTCATGGCTGAAAATCAGGGAGCCTGGCCACGATCCGAAAAACACTCTCAGGTTCGAAGCAGAGCTGCTGAAAAACAACAGCTACGACATCGCCATCACCGTTCAGGTTACCGAGCGGGTCATTGTTAAGGCCACGGATGCCGGCCTGGACGTTGAGCACATTCTGCCCGAGCCACCCATGGAAATGGATGCCACTGAGTGGCAGATCATCATGGATCTTCACGGCCTGGAGGAGGATGTAGACTTTGACGACTGACGATATCGAAGCGCTCTCCGGATGGGCTGAGCCATTGCTCCGGAAAATGGCGCCCACTGAGCGCCGTAATCTCATGAAATCGATATCCCGCGAGCTCCGGAAATCCAATCAGGCGCGGATGAAGAAACAGGAAGGCCCGGACGGGGACCGTTGGGAGCCAAGGAAGCCCCGGAAATTCAAAGGAAAATCCGGGGGAATTCGGAAGAAGGCCATGTTTACCAAGCTGAGGACGGCGAAATACCTGAAGGTTCGCACGGATCCGGACACGGCCGGCCTTTCCTTCGGCGGCATCGCCGGGCGGATCGCCCGCACTCACCATTACGGCCTACGGGCCAAAGTTGACCGCGACGGCCCCACCTACGACTACCCGGAACGCCGCCTGCTCGGCACCAGCCGCGAAGATCTGGAGATGATTGCCGAAAAGATCCTGGAACACGTTACGCCGTAGCGGTTCATTTTGTGACGTAAAGCGCCACAACGCGCCAAACTTCCCGTTGTGATAGCCGGCCCTACAAACTGGGGGCATGGACAGGATCACTGAAGCATTCCGGCTAATCAACAACATCGTGCGCATCGGCACCATTGCCGAAGTGGACGTGTCCCGGGCCCGTGCCCGCGTGAAGGCTGGCGACAACCTGACAGGATGGAGACCGTGGGCATCAGCCCGAACCGGCACCACTATAGACTGGGACCCTCCCACCGTGGGTGAACAGGTTGTGCTGTTCTCGCCTGCCGGCGACCTGGCCCAGTCGATCATCTTTACCGGGCTTTACGCCGGTAATGCACCCAAAGACAGCGCAGATATTTACCACCGCCAGTTCCCGGATGGATCGCGGATCACTTACGACCACCAGAAGAAGCTCCTGGACGTGCACCTGTCCGGAGAGGCCACCATCAACGTCACTGGCGATGCCACCCTGAACATTGGCGGCAACGCAAAAGCAGCGGTAGGCGGGAACTGCGACCTGGATGTGACCAAGGTCTGCAAGGTCAACGCCCAGATGATCCACCACAACGGTGGTAAAGGCGTTGTCACCCAGGGGCATATCTGCCACTTCACCGGAAACCCACACGGCGACGGTTCCAGCACCGTTACGGCAGGGAAATAGCCATGGCACTGAGCAAAGACCAACTCAAAGGCCGGATTGTCAGCGAGATGCAGGCGATGGGCGCAACCGCAACCGGCAAGCACAGCTGGGTAGAGCGCATGGCAGAAGCCATCGCCAGCGCCGTGGTGGATGAGATTCAGCAGAACGCACAAGTTCCGGTAACCGGCGGCTCCTCCGCCGGAAACTACAAGGTGACCTGATGGGGATGAACTCAGCCAATGGGCGGGCGCTAACCGGCAACGACCACATCCGGCAAAGCCTGACCGACATTCTGGCCACCCCACTGGGGACCCGGGTTATGCGCCGTGACTATGGATCACTTATCCCGGAGCTGATCGACCAGCCACTGAACAATGCCAATCTGCTGAGACTATACAGCGCCGCAGTGGTGGCCATCGCCCAGTGGGAGCCCAGGGTAAAGATCAACCGGGTAACGCACTCCCTCAGCAGTGCCGGCCAGGCCACTCTGTCCATTGAGGCCACCAGAGCCGCAGACGGATCACAGCAACGCTTTGACGTACCAATCGGGGGCGCATGATGCCTAGCCAGATCGATCTATCAAGACTGCCAGCGCCTGAAATTATCGAGCCCCTGAGCTTCGAGCAGCTGCTGGATGAAATCCGTGCCGATTTCCTGCAGCGTCACCCCCAGGCGGCGGAAACTATCGACCTTGAAAGCGAGCCGGTGACCAAGCTACTGGAGTCCGCAGCCTACTTCGCCCTGAACAAGCGCCAGCAGTTCCAGGAGGATGCCCGGTCATTGCTGCTGGCCTATGCCTCCGGCAGCACGCTGGACCACATCGGCATCACCTACTACGACACGGAGCGGCTGACGCTGCAGCCGGCAGACCCGAGCGCCAACCCGCCCGTGAAAGCGGTGATGGAGTCAGACCAGGACTATAAACGCCGGATCATGCTGGCCATGGATTCACCCTCCACCGCCGGATCCGAAAACGGTTACCGGTACCACGCCTTGAGCGCACACGAAGACGTGAAAGACGTTACCGCGATCAACCGATATGCCGGAATCGTGCAGGTCACCGTGCTGTCCCGGCAGGGATCGGGCCAGGCTTCGCCGGAACTTATTAACACGGTTCAGGCAGCTACCAGCGCAGAGCGCGCACGCCCTCTGAATGACCAGGTGCAGGTCCAGTCAGCAACCATCCGGGCTTACACAGTGAAAGCCGCGCTTGAGCTCCGCAGCGGGCCAGATCCCGTGGTTGTCCAGCAAGAGGCAGCCCGGGCGGCCCGGGATTACACCGAGAGCCGGCACGCCCTGGGCGAAGACATCGTCAAGGACGCTCTGGCCGCCGCTATGTACG